ACATATTATGTCCCAGCAAAGTGTAGTACTATCTTAGTTCAAATTGTCGGCGGCGGCGGCGGCAGTGCCGGCTATTGTGAAGCAGGTGGTGCTGGGGGATTTGCTGAGGGAGTATTTTCGGTATCGCCAGGGCAAACCTATGCAGTTACTATTGGCGGAGGCGGCGGCGGCGTAGGATATTACGCAGCAGCCGGTCGCGGAGGCACTTCTAGCTTTGGTTCATTAATAAGTGCAACTGGTGGATACGGTGCAAATAATAACAACAGTCACGGCGGCGGCCACGGAGGTTCGGGATCTGGCGGACAAATTAACTTAGACGGCGGCACCGGATGCGGTCATGGTAATAGTGCAAGCCACGGTCAACCCTCTGGGGGTGGTCCTAGCTTCTTTGGTGGCCCTGGCGGGCAGTATCGAAGCACTACTCCGAGTAATTACAGCCCAGCCCTTGGATCTGGAGCAACAGGTGGACGAACAAATGACGGTGGGTCGGGCACTGGCGGCGCCGGCGGGGTATGCGTAGTATATGCATATACATAAGGGTTAACAATGGCAGTAACATTAGGTAGAGTTGATAACAACTTATTAAGTCCCGGAACATGGGCAGCAGGCAACGGCGGCACAGGTATTTTTGGTGCAAACGGCGATACTGGTGAGCAAAATAGATACATGGGCACAAATCCATGGGGTCAATCTGCATTAGTATGGCAAACTGTCCCAAGTGGCAACGGCAATGCAGACGGCGGCTGGAATACCAGCGGAGTATCAATTGACAATACTTCACTTTACCGATTCAGTGTATGGGTACGTAGAACAAGTGCCACAGGAGGTGGTACGTTTTACTTTGGAATTCAAAGTAACTTGGGGACCGCAGTTAATAATGCCAATGGATCGTCAAACGGAAATCCGTATTGGGATTATCGTAGCACAGGGTCATTGACACAAAATCAATGGTACTTAGTAGTTGGTCACTGTTTCCCTTGGTATCACAATGGTACCCAAGCTCATCCGGACTCTGGATTCTATACAACCTCAAACGGCACCTCTAAGGTAGCATTATTAGCCGGAGATATTTCTCAAGATTGCCGATGGACCTCGGGTACTACTACAGCCGTTCATAGAACATACCATTACTATTGTGGAGATAGCACAACTCGTTTGGAACTTTACTGGCCTCGTATTGACAAAGTTGACGGTAGCGAACCGTCACTGCAACAGTTGTTAACGTCTAACAACCCAGGTGACGGAATTAGATTTAGTGATAATACAGTGCAAGCCACAAAACCGCCGGGGATGCTAGGGCAAGACTTTAACGACCGCGGAAATCTATTAGACATAGCATGTTTTACTGACAGTGGTACCTGGAATAATCCTGGTGCCTCAATGGTACATGTTAAGTTAATTGGCGGAGGTGGCGGCGGAGCTGGATACTGCGAGGGCGGTGGAGCAGGCGGGTATGCCGAGGGATTTTATAACGTGACTGGTGTGGGGTCTGTGGCAGTTACAGTGGGCGGTGGTGGCGGCTATGCCTCTTACTACGCAGCAGCAGGCAACGGCGGTACTAGCAGTTTTGGTGGCTATCTAAGTGCTAGCGGAGGGTATGGGGCTAACCAAAACTATAGCCACAGTGGCGGACATGGCGGAAACAGCTTTGGCGGAGCTCAATTTTCAGTACAAGGCGGCGCTGGATGCGGTCATATCAACAGCGTAGGCCACTCTACTGCAAGTGTAGTAGGCGGCAGCGGATATTACGGCGGGCCCGCAAACCACATTAGAAATCACGGCAATCTCGGATGGGCAGTGCAGCACGGAATCGGAAACGGTGCACCTGGGTCCGGCGGCGCCGCTAACGTTACAGACTGGGGATACCAACACCCCCGTGGCCATTCAGCAGGGGAATACGGAACCAAGGGAATGGTTACCATTTATTCATACAAATAAGGAGAAACAAATATGGCGTTAAGAGGATTAATTAATACCACTGAACCTGGTCGAATCTGCGAAATTGTAGAATCGGGTAGTGAGTTTGAAGTACATGAGTCGTTCCAGTGGATAGATCTTCCAGATGGAACAACTACAGCCGACACAGTTAATGACGACGGCACTATTACTAAATTTGATATCACAAAACAACCGGGCTTTGCAGAAAATGCATACAAAGTTGCACGGGGAATTGGGTATGGCTCAATGGGCGACCAATTGGATATGCTTTTTAAAGAGATACAGTCCACAGGAACGATAAGTAATACTGGGCCATGGGCAACTCATATTGCTAGCGTTAAAGCTGCAATACCAAAAGATGATCCGTATGCAGTTCACGAATGGAATATGCAATACTGGCAATCTATGCAAGGGAATGTTGCCCCGCAATAAAGGGTAAAACATGAATTTCAAAAAGCGGTTTTCGATCGCACACTACGATCAATTTCACGGCGAGTTTTCTAGTACATATTACGAAATAATGAAAAATGCAGATCCAGATTATCTGGAAAGTCTGCATGACATTTATTTTGGCAAGTACTTTTATTATGAATGGCAAGGTCAAAAGAAACGTGCCGGCAACCCAATGGGTGTTGAAGCCAGCGACGAGCAAATTGATTACTTGTTTAAAATACAAGAAGAGCTTGGTGTAGAAATTAGTCTTACATTTAACACTGTTGAAGTGCCGCATGAGCTAGTGTGGGACGACACAATCAGGGGCCAATTTGTAGAATGGATCGGCGGCTATTACGATCGCGGCCTACGTAGTTGCACCATGAGCAGTGAACATATCCTACGCATGGGTATCCTTCAACAACGTTGCCCCGACATGCGGTGGAAAAGCACAGTGAATCAAATTGTCTCTGATGCACAGCAGTTTATTGATTACGCATACTTAGGGTACAACACCATTCTATTGGATCGTAGCCTGAATCGCAACATCCGAGAACTAAAGCGTATCAAGCGAGCACAGGATTATTTAAACAGTCTTAACCCTCAGAAGAAGTTGATGACAAGTTTGCTAGTTGCCGAGGCTTGCATCTATCACTGCCCGTTTAAGAAAGAGCATGACAGCGTTGGCGAAGTAATTGGTACTGAATACTTCCGTGGCCCTGCAGACCTAAGTTGTAATGGCTGGAGAGGTCACAGCGAGTTTGCAGAGTTACCACGTTCGGGAATTAACCTAGTAGCAGGACAAGCGGACACCTTTAAGGAGTTTGCGGATCTAGTAGACATTTTTAAATATTCGGGCCGCTTAACTACTCCTATGTTTAAAGCAGAGGATGCAAAACACATGAAGGCGGTATGGTATTACGATAATATCAACAAGTTTAAGCAGTCAGTGTCTTTTGTTGGCCAAACAGTATATGCAGACAATTTTGATGAAGTGATTGATAATAACTTGGGCCCAGTGCATAACTGGATACCAGGCTGGATTGATACACGCTATACAAAAGAAGATTGGCGCAAAACATATAAGCCATACACTGGTATATGGGCAACAGATCCTGGTAAGAGGTTAGAAAAGATTTTACGAACTTGCCGCAATCAGTGCTGGGACTGTCATGAATGTGAACGCACATTTGGATTCCAGGATATTGATTCAGCTTTACAATTAAGAAAGATTAATTAATCATGAGACATGATATAAAAAGTATTTGTATCGTAGGTGGCGGTTCAAGTGGGTGGATGACAGCAGCAGGAATATCTAGATTGCTGCCAAATATTAAACTAACTCTAGTAGAAAGTGCAACAGTTCCCACAATTGGTGTTGGTGAAAGTACTATCGGTCATATTAACCAATTCTTGACAATGATTGGTCTTAAGGACGAGGATTGGATGCATCATTGCAATGCAACATACAAGACCAGTATTAAGTTTATTGACTTTAGAGAAAACCCAACTGAACACCCACATAAATTTCATTATCCGTTTGGTATTATGGATTTTACAGAAAAGCCGCGTGGCCCAATGGAGTGGTTTTTAGCAAAAGCCGACAATCCGGCTATTCCTAACGAAAACTTTGCAGAATTTTACCACGACAGTATTTTAATGACTGACCGAAACAAAATGACTCGGAACGAGGATTTTAAAGTTAGGGGATTCAATTTTAATCACGATACTGCATACCATATGGATGCTGCATTGTTTGGGGAGTATCTGCGTGATTATGTTTGTTTGCCAACTGGGATGCAGCATATTGTCGCAACAGTTGACAAAATAATTCAACGAGACGACGAGAGTATTGAAAAAATTGTCACCAAAGAAGGCGATCACATCCACGCTGATTTGTTTATCGATTGCTCGGGATTCCGCAGTATATTATTAGATCAAACACTCAAGGTTCCTTTTATTAGTTTTAACGATACACTGTTAAATGACAGAGCAGTAGCAACGGTTATTCCATATATTGACAAAGAAGCAGAGATGGAAAACTATACTAGTTGTACTGCTATTGAAGCGGGCTGGGTATGGAACATTCCTTTGTGGAATCGAATTGGCACAGGATATGTTTATAGCAGTAAACATGCAACGGAAGCAGAAGCAGAAGCACAGTTACGTAAACATCTAAAAAGCAATCGCATGCTATTTCCGGATGCAGAACGTGCAGAAAAGTGTGAAGTACGTCACATCAAAATTAAACACGGTGTACACGAACGTGCATGGGTTAAAAACGTAGTGGGCATTGGGCTTGCCAATGGTTTTATTGAGCCACTAGAATCTACTGGATTGATGCTAACACATGAAGGCATTGTTAAACTATGCAGCACTCTAGCAATGCGTAACGGCGTTGTAAGTAATTACGATGTTGACTTGTTTAACTTTGGATTCCAAGAGCAAATTATGGGGTTCAAGGACTTCATTAGTCAACATTATGCATTGAGCGTACGAAATGACACTCCATACTGGAAAGAAGTATCCGGTGATGTTAGTTATTCTCGAACTATGTCTAATTTATCTAGTTTGTCGGGACTATCGACATTGGACCACGATCTTAGGTCAACTACAGACTTAGGTATGCGTATGCATAGAATTCGCAGGTTTGATAACAACATGGGCGGAATTATTTACATCGCAGCAGGCATGGGGTACAACCCGGTAGAACCAAACTTCCTGCGTTACGAAGATGCTCGACTTGGCGAAACTCCGGAGCTACGTAAACAAGTGTACGATAACTGGTTAAAGCACAAAGAAGAAGTATTGGCACATATTGATACCTTGCCTACTCACTACGAGTTTCTGCGGGACAATATCCACAATAAATAATAGATATGGCTATTAACAAATTTTACAGATCGACGTACACTAGCGAAGAAGCAGTCACTGAATTAGTGTACCGTAATAGCCAATGGGTGGGAGAAACAACTCAAATTAAGTTTACTGAGACTGGCGATCCTAGTTACGGGCGGTGTGCAGTAGTGTTTGGCAACGGGATCAGCAGAAAAAATTTCAATACTAATTTGTTGAGCAACCGACTTCTTAATACCATCCCAACTAAAATATTACGTACCTACGGATGTAATGCGATATATAGAGATTTTCTGCCAGACTTTTTAGTTGTAACAGGCAACGACATGATAGACGAGATTGCAAGTCTTAGTATTGCAAGCAGAACTAACGTATTTGCATCTAGGCATTTAAAGCGCCGCGTCATTGGTAATCAAGTTCATAACATTCCACAGGACCCTCCTTTTAACGCTGGTGCCACAGCCGCATACTTGGCAGCATTTGACGAGCATAAAAAAGTATTCTTGTTAGGGTTTGATGGAATCGACGATCCTGCGTCTAGCTACAACATATATGAAGGAACACCTGGGTATCCTGCACAGATTTATTCTGAAGAGTATTGGGTACGTTCTATGCTTGAAGTGTTTACTGCATACTCAGATGTTGACTTTGTAAGAGTAATGCCCGAAGCATCATATAGAATTCCGGAAGCATGGAAGTATGCTTCAAACTTTAGACAAATTAACTACAATCAATTTGTACTAGAGGCTGATTTATAAAATACCTTCTAAAGTTTTAATCTTGTCCAGTACGCTGGCAAAGTTAAAAGTTCTCCAAACACCCGGATGCAATGGCTTCGGGTGATCTTCTATGTGCGTCCAAGCATAGCCACGATGCTCGTGATTGAGAGTTGGCACAAACTCATTGGGCACAGGTATAATGTATGTGTGGTATTCAAAGTGTGAGTTATCACTAGTGAAGTGTTCTAACGGGATAACTTTGCTGTAAGTAACAGCTCCGATCTCCTCCGTGATCTCTCTAGTCAATGCTCGCATAGCTGTTTCGTTTGCTTCTACTTTACCGCCAACTAACCCCCAATGGCCATTGTGCTTATTGCCATTACGCAGCAAGAACAGGTATCTTTTGGTTTGTTGACTATAAAATAGTACGCCTACGCCTACAGTATGATTGACCATTCGCCTTCTCGATATACACCTTCGACACTCTTAGTCCACGCACCGTTTGACCATTTGTACTGAACGGTGGTAGTTAAGTTAGTTACGTATTCTAACTGAGAATGGCTAGTACTGTCAAGTACAACGGACCACGAGGATCCGTTATATTCAATAATATCGTTTGCGTTAGCAGATACCCCTCCCCATACCGCTACATCGGCCCCAATGCTGTCTAAGATAAGATAACGTGATCCGCTTGCTGGAGTAGTAATGCCACTGTCTACAGCAACTGATTGAGGGTTGATAATAGCGTTAATAGGTGCAAGGGTGTTTGCTGGTAAGGTATCAGTGTCTACAGTAAACAACATTACAGTAGGATCTGAAGGATGGAATGCAACTGTGCCAATAATTTCGTTACGACTTGTGGTACCGGTAGTTTCATCATACTCGGCTGCTAGCTCAAGTCTAATCTGGCTTGTGCCATCACGTAACTGTCCGTATACATCAATTAGATTGTGCCAATCATCCGGTGTACCAATCTTCTCATCGCCGTTAACGATCTCAGATGCTTTGATTAATTTTAGAGTGTTGCCGACATAGACCACACCGTAGCCCATTGGGGTTAACATCTTACGTGCTAACAAGTTGCTTTCTAACAATGAATCTTCGTTGATGTTTCCGTTAGCATCAAAAATACTTGTAACAACCTTTTGGATAACACCAAGCTGTTTAACTTTAGCAGGACCGCTAATCCAAATTGGAATCTCAAAAGTCATTGTGCAAATATCAATGGGCTCCTCGCCGCCTGCTGGTACGCTGCGGCTAGTCCAGTTAATGTCTGTGCGAGTAACAACTGTTAAACTTGTCCAGTCGATGTAGTTGTCAGTGCTTTGTATTTCCATACTAGGATTAAACAATACCAGTATTTGCTCAAGTAGTTGTAGCTTCTGCTCAGTGTTGCTGGTCCAAATGTCCATCTTAAGCGTTAGCTTATATGGCACAGGCATTAGTCGTTCGACAGTGTATGCGGTATCTTGTGTTGTGCCGTACTCGCCAGTGTTTGGGTCGTAGCTCTTTTGGCGCAGGTTTAGTTTGCTAACGTGGAATGGCTCCTGCATACGACTTTGATCATATGTTAAAC